AAAAAAACGTGTCCGATATTTATTTAATTACATGTACTGTACTCGAAGCTAAACCCCTTTAGGGTTCACATGTTTAGGGTTCAGGGTTTAGGAAACCCTGAACATGTAAACCCTAAGGGCTGGGAAACCCTGAACATGTAAACCCTAAGGGCTGGGAAACCCTGAACATGTAAACCTAAAGGCTGGGAAACCCTGAACATGTAAACCCTAAAGGCTTACTCCAAAACCTGCTTAGTGGGAAGTAGGAGCATTTTACCCTTCTTGCAGTGAGCCTTGAAAACGAAACTGTGGTCCGTATCAATCGTAACAACCTCAGTATTAGAAGTCTTTAAAGTCGGTTTCAAACACATAAGGAACGAGTCGCCTCCAGGAGGGATATGGTTTGCCGCGCCATCAGTTTCCTGAACATTGTACGGAATCGGTAGGATACGCTTAAAGATAGACATCAATGAGCCGGACATGGCAAAATACGTCTTCCTAAACTTCAAAGCACCAGGTGCCATATACACCTTCTCTGAGGATGTACTGTTCTTGAAGATAACAGAAGGTCGAAGCGGGGGCGACTCCAACTCAACAGGGTTAGTCAGCGACGAATTCAATGCTTGATAGTGAACACCGGTCTCATAAGACGACATAGAAGCGCCGTTGGTGGTGCCAACACTAGTAACCAAAAACGATAATGCTTCAATATTCGGAGCAGTAGATTGAGTTCCAGCCAAATAACTGGGATGGAAAACTGGGACACGGTTCCTGAAATTGTACAACTTGCCGTCAATGGGCTGCGCGTTAATAGCGTGCTTGTCCTTTTCGCCATCGGAAGGAACCGTAACATTGTGAACCTTAAAAAGACCGCTCACAGAAAGAGAGAACTGATTGCGGTACGCGTCCGTATCGTCTAAAATCATGCGATACGTATAAACAAGAGTTTCAACGCCATTGATCGTCGGAATTTGAGAGTCTTTCTTAGTAAAAGCAACCCTAATAGGAACCATTCCACCGTTCAAATACATCTTCTCAAGCTTGAGCGCAAGTTTAGCAACCAAGTCATCGATAGATTGATTAGTAAGAGTAAGACCTTTCGACGCATCGTTATAATCATTCGTTTCATTTGTAACAGTAAATTTAGGGTTCTGTCCTACATTACCGAAAGTAATGTCCATGGTATGCCAAAGCATCGAGTCATCAGAAGAAACGGTGGTGCGACTAGAGCGGCTGTCGCCAACACGCCGAAGATAATGGCAGATCATAGAATCAGCAAGAACCTTGGAAGCATCTTCGCCTGAACCGAGAGAAGAACCACCGTACCAAAGCGCCTTATGAACAGATCCAGAGTACGTGACGCTGTTGTGGTGCTGAAACCTATACTGTGAGCTCATCTTGGGCAGTGAAACTGCCGTGCGCTTAGACGCCAGACGGCGTGGGCGAAGAAATGGAATAGACATTTTCGTATGAGACTTAGGAGCGACAGACGGCGCACGAGAAGAGGCGTCGTGAATATTACGCCTTGTAGGGGGCTTTACTCTCTGTCGTTTTCCGGAAGATCGGCGCGGGTTGTCCTGCTTCCTTTTATGGCCTTTACGACCAGACATAGATTCGTGCGGCGCGCCGCTCGAAGTGGCAGCTTTGCTGCCAAGAACATTCTTTATAGACTTCCCGTGTTTTTTAGTCCACCGTTCGTCGTACTTCTTTATACCATAACGCATAGCCGTATCTATAATAGCGCCTTCAGATGCAGATCCAGTAAACATAGCAGCGTCAACTATCCTCTGACGAGCAAGTGGACTGAGCATGTGCCACGCTACACCCGTCGCTGCTCCGAACCAACTGGGGCCGCTCATCGGGTTCACACTTGTGGTGACTACAACAACACACTGCGCGAATCACGATGTGAAATCGTGCGGTCGCGCTGTTCATTGTGAGCTCAAACGGCGCTGGCCTACCGCTCAAGAGCCGCGGGGGCTATGCTGTTCAAGCGGCACAGGGCCTGTTTGTCCTCAAGGCCGGACGGGCCCGTGGCGCGTTTTTTGAGCTAAAGCTAAAAACGTGCCCCGAAGTGGGGGTAATACTAACCCCACTTCGGAGGGACACATTTTCAATGGTCCTAGTTTTGCCCGACACGGGCGAGTATGAGCCGCAGGCGCTAATATATAATTACAATCTAACGTCTACGCGACCTAAAGCGTCGCTGGATCGTGCGGGCGGCTTGCCTTCGCACAGCCAGCCGCGCGTACGCGCGGTTACGGTTAATCTGGCCACGAGTATAACGGGTGGCCATTGGAAAACCGCCACGGCGGATAACACCGCGCGTACGAGTAGGTTTACGAATAAACAGGTAAGGCATCTTTATTAAACAGGGTTAATGTTAGTCACGTCCCAGCGGTCTGCTGACAGCTTGCTGCGATCTGGAGGATAATTCGCGAACACAAGAACGTGCGGCGGTGCAAGGGAGAATGATTTAGAATCATACTTACCAGAGAGAATGTATCCATTCTTCAGGTGCTCCATCATCTCATAGGCGACATTAACAGAGCCGTCTTCGCTTGTGCGCGCCAGGTCGAAGATGTAGACCGTGCTGATGTTCTTGCTGATGATGTGAGCCAGGTCCGCTTTCTTCGCAATCTGTAAAACGACCGCGCCACGTGTGACTCTCAGATAAGAAGCCATCCAGGTCTTGCCAACGTTGCCAACAGTCTCGTAAAACCAGTAGATCTTTCTTGGATCGGGATCGTGTCTGATACACTCGAGGAGGAGGGTTTGCCAGGGCCTCAAGCATGCTGCGAGATAGGTGGCCTGTAAAGAAGTCATCTGTTTCTTCTCGTCAGTCAAATGTATGTACTCCTTCAGGAACACAGGGAACCGAGCACAGGCAGAAAAATGGGTCTCCAGGAGATCGTCCCAGCGCGCACCGTCGTCGATAAGCTGCTTCAGTTCGTCGAGGTCGATCCTGGTGCCCTGACCTGGGGCCTCAGCATCCGCTCTTCCATCAATCTGACGGATCTCTCCGGCAGAAATCTGCGGCCAGGCTGCATCGCGAGTCTCCTCTTTAGATACGTACGCCACGTTTGATACTGAGCTTCCTCGGCAAGCGTCCACATGCGATGATGCGATGGGAAAGCTGTCTCGCACCTGGCGTGCAGTAAGCGGACCAGAAAACTGTACGTAGGTATGTCCGTGGGACGTGCCAGTACTCGGCGCGGTCTCTCTCTGGGCCATAAGTGCGGTGCATTTGGTCTTGTTGGTGACTCGATGGCCGTAGTAGTTGATGACTGACTTCCAATCGTCATCGCTCGGATTATTAGAGGTGATAAGGTAGTGGGGAGACCGGGGTACAGGCATCTGTAGGTCGGTCGGCGCGGTCGGTACACCGATCGACAGAAAATGTGTGCACCCCGGAGGGCGACAGACGGAAAGAGGCCGATTGCGAACGACGCGATGGAAAAATCGGGCTGAAATTCAAGGGGTCGCGCGGAATGAATTGCGCGCGGGCATGGTAAAAATTTCAGGCGAAACGGACGATCGGCGCGGAATCGGATGTGCGCACCTGCTGGTGCGCGCGCGGGTTCTGAAGATCTAAAAAAAACGTGTCCGATATTTATTTAATTACATGTACTGTACTCGAAGCTAAACCCCTTTAGGGTTCACATGTTTAG